GCTCCATCTGCTAACATGGACATATGCCACTCGAATGGACACCCCATCCCGCTCTCCCGCCCCTCAGCAAATCGGAACTCCTGCGGATGACTCCTGAATCGATTTTGGCGTATTGGGAGAAGCGAGAGGAAGCGATCAAGCTCGAGAAGGAAGATCCGTACCGGCATGGATTTGAACTGGAAACATGGAAGTTAGCGGATAGAGAGTTAAAATCGCACCAAGAGATTCTCCTTATGGGAGGCAATCGTGCGGGGAAGTCCGAGCTTTGTGCGAAGCGGGTAGTTCAGTGTCTAGTCGAGAACCCAGGAACGATCATATGGTGTCTTACGGAGACATCGGCCAACAGTATACAGTTCCAGCAGAAGCTAATATTTAAGTACCTGCCCAAGGAGTTAAAATCGTTAGGTAGAGGTAAGGTCGGATATGTCATGTATTCCCTCAGAAATGGGTTTACTGCCGGCAAGTTCACTTTGCCTAATCGCTCTGAGTGTATTTTTCGTAATTGGTCGCAGGATATTAGCACGATTGAGGGTGGAGAAATCGGTTGTCCGCAGGAACCGGTCGACGGAACCCATAATATCGGCTATTGGGCAGATGAGCTTGTACCGATGCCCTGGGTGGAGACTCTTCGATTCAGAACTGTAACTCGGAATAGTAAGGGCATCATCAGCTTCACGGCTGTGGACGGGTGGAACTCGGTAGTGAAGTCGATGCTTACGGGAGCAAAGACAGTGGAATCGGCAAAAGCCGACCTTTTGGACGGGGAAGAGGTTCCCCTGGTCCAACAGCCCTTACGGAAAGCCTCGAGTGTCGTTTACTTCCATACGGCGGCCAATCCGTTTGGCGGTTGGTCGGCCATGAAGACACAACTGGAGGGAGAAAAGAGGGAAACAATCCTTTGCAGAGCCTATGGAGTGCCTGTAAAGGCATCTAAAACAGTGTTTCCGGCTTTTTCCGACAAGAACATCGTGCAGGCTAAGGATATTCCTGTTTTAAAGGAGGATGCAGATGCCTCGTGGGTACTTTCGATAGACCCTGCTGGAGCAAAGCCTTGGACGATGGTATTATTTGGGATAGATCCACATGGAGTCGCCTGGGCGGTTAAGGAGTTTCCTGATTTTGACACCTGGGGAGGATGGATTGATCTGACAAAGGGGGATAAGGTGAGTGCAGGGGAAGCGGCACAGCCTAATGGTTTCGGGTTAAAGGATTATGCGGAAATCATCCGGCAGATGGAGGGTGATCGTTATGTTGAGCGGATAATCGACCCGAGGTTAGGAGCGGCGAGCTATCAGAAGTCGGAAGGATCTTCCAACATTATCGATGATTTGGCGGATGAGGACATTGTGGTACAGCCGGCAGAAGCTTTGGACATTGATACAGGTTTGCAGGCGATCAATAACCTGCTGGCATGGGATAGGAGTCGGGAGATGGGATTTGATAATCACCCGAAGCTGATGATTTCGGATGAATGTCAGAACCTGGTGGCCTGTATGCAGGAGTATCAGGTTGGTGACCTCAAACACGCGGCTAAAGATATGGTCGATAATGTCCGTTACTTCGCAGTGGGCAATTTTGAATACTTTGATGAGGAGGAAATGGTGGCAACAGGAGGAGGATCGTATTGATGGGTAAGAAAAATGTACAGATATCAAAAGCAGTCAGGCAACAGATCGTGATGGCGAGGAACTCGGGCATGAGTTGGCCGAAGGTGGCGGAGTTGGCGGGATGTGCGAGATCGACTGTCCAGCGGATATATAAGCAGGAGAGCAAGCCGGTGATCCCGCTCGAGGAGGTAAAGAAGACAGTGGAGATAGAGGAGGCGAGGGTATTGAAGATGGTCCCAAACATTCGGATGATGCTTATTTACTTTGAGCATAAGGAGGGGATCGGGAGGTGTATAAAGAGGCCAAACGATAACCATCCGCCTAAGAGCATGGTATTGGTGAGAAAAGTCGAGGGGGAGGATGATCTGTATCGCAAAGCATGAGACTGAGGCACAGATGCAACGGAGGATCGATCTGATGCTTCGGGAGATGGTTGTGGATGAGGCATTGGATGCGATGGAGGAAGAGCGGGAGCCTGGTAGTTTTACTCTCGAGGAGATAGCGGATTTTATCGGTGTATCCGTGATGACACTTCATCGGATTGAACAAAATGCCCTGATAAATTTACGAAATAAAATGGTAGAATCCTAAAGGAGAAATTATGGAGAACGAAGTACAGATTTTTGAAGACAAGCCGGATGTGGATGAACTCAAGTTTGAGTTTGAGCGGGCAAAAGCGAATTTATCGACATGGATGGACAAGGCTGAGGATGCTCGGGAGGTTCGTTTCAATGAGTGGGCAGGCAAGACGGGTGACGGGAAGAAGAGTGGACCTGAAGCCTTTCCATTCGATGGAGCCAGCGATCTTGATCCAAGCGTTATTAATCCGTTAATCGATGGCGATGTTGCCACCCTGACACAGGCGTTGACCAAGGCTAACCTGGTGGCGGCACCTGTGGAAAGTGGGGATGTGGCATCGGCCAAGCTGGTTACTGAGTTTCTCCGATGGCGGATGGGTACGATGGATGAACTGATGAGGGAGTCATCGATTGGAGCGAATTATTTATTACAGAACGGGGTAACCTTTTTCGGTACTTACTGGAAGCAGGAGAAGGCGAGAAAGTTTGAACCGATCAGCCTCGAGCAGATTGCCCAGCAATCGCCTGAACTGGCAATGGCGATAGAAGATCCTGAGATGAAGGAAGGAGTCGAGGAGATGTTTTATCCCCTCTTTCCGAAGCTCAAAAAGCGTAGGGTCAAGAAGATGCTTAACGAGTTGCGGAATACAGGTGAGACCGAAATTCCGACCGAAAAAGTGGTCGTAAATCGTCCGGCGGTCAAGGCATATGAGTTAGGCAGGGAACTGATCGTGGACAGCAATGTGATCGATTTGGAGTCCGCCAGGAGCATTCACTGCATTCATTATTATTCTCCTGAAGCGTTGAAGCAGAAGGTAAATGAGGGATGGGATGAAGCCTGGATTGATGAAGCGATTGAGAAGGCGAAAGATTTTTACGAGGAGAGATACAGCGACTCGGCCATGCACTACGACTATGGCACAAGCTATGGTAATCAGCACTATGAGGGGCTTATTCGGGTAGTTACTACCTATCGGAAAGAACTCGATGAGGATGATGTTCCTGTGGTCACCAAGACCTGCTGGACGGATGAGATGGATGAGGCAGGTTTCCATGAACCAGTTGGATATGATGAAGGTCGTTATCCGTTCGTATGTATCACGCGAGAGCATTTAAACCATCGTTTGCTGGACTCTCGCGGATACCCTGAACTGCTCAAGAGTTATCAGATTGCGGCTAAAACAGAGATGGATGCAAGACGGGATGCCGCATCGATGACCACGATGCCTCCATTTCTTTACAGCCTGGGTCGCCGTCCTGAAAGGATTGGACCAGGAGCACAGATTCCTGTCCGCCGTAGGGATGAAGTCGGATGGATGGAAACTCCAAAATATTCACCTGCATCGACACAGGTGGAAATGCAAATCCGTCAATTATGTGATCGTATCACAGGACGGGCGACTGGACCTGATGATGCGGTGGAGGCCAATGTGATAAAACAGCACCTGGTCAACTGCTGGCTCAGTGGATGGAAAGAAGTTTTAAAGAGGGTATGGTGCTTGGATCGAACTTACAGCGGACCCATGATTTGGTTTCGTGTTACAAACAACGAGCAGGGAGCACAGTTAATTTTAGACGAAACTGCTGAGTTGTATGATTTTAATATTAGCTGGAACTCGATGAACCAGGACGAATCCAAGGTAATCGAAAAGCTTGATACAGTTGGTAAGTTAATGTCGCAGTATGACAGACAGGGCGTAAGCAGGTTCGACATTTATCTTAGAAAAGTAATTGAGGCAATCGATCCAAACCTGGCTAACGAATTAATCATGCCGACTCAGGAGGCTACCACAAAGGAGATAATTGAAACATCTAACGATATTGCCAAAATCGCATCGGGACAGGTTGTTAATGCCCCACAAGGTGCAAATAGCCAACTACGCCTCCAGGTGCTACAGCAATACATTTCAGGTTCGGACGAAATACCAGCGACAGATGTTCAGGAGAGATTACAATCCGATGAAAACTTTGCGAAGAGACTTCAGACATATGCTGGTCAGTTAGAATTTCAGCAACAGCAACAGCAAAACGCACTTATTGGCCAGCTAGGGACAGCCCCCGGAAATGTACCAGGTACATCGATGGCCGCTTAATCAAAAGGAATAATATCATGGCATACGGAAAAGGAACTTACGGATCGAAGGTTGGACGGCCTTCCAACAAAGCAAAAGCAATGGGTCGGAAAAAGATGAGTCCGACAGTCAAGAAATTGCTCAAGAAGAAAAAGAAAAAGTGAGTAAAACTTATCGAGGCATTTCGTTTGCCGGCTATAACAAGCCCAAGCGAACACCCAATCATCCGACTAAATCCCATGTGGTTTTAGTTAAAGATGGTGGAAAAGATAAGATGATTCGCTTTGGACAACAGGGTGCAAAGACTGCCGGTAAACCAAAAAAAGGCGAGAGTCAGGCGATGAAGAAAAAGCGGGCATCGTTCAAAGCTCGTCATGGCAAGAACATAGCCAAAGGTAAAACTTCGGCGGCCTATTGGGCAAACAAAGTGAAGTGGTAAGATGCCCAAAGACGCTTGTTATAAAAAGGTAAAGGCTCGGGTAAAGGTATTCCCGAGTGCTCGAGCATCGCAACAGATTGCCAAGTGCCGTAAGTCCAAGGGACAGGTTCGTAAGACTGCCAAGGGTACATCTTTAAAACGCTGGGGTGCTGAGAAGTGGCAAGATACACGAACCGGTAAACCATGCGGACAGGGCAAGTCGAATGAATATTGCCGGCCAACCAAAAGAGTCTCGAGTAAAACACCCAAGACAAAATCG